CCTAACATGTCTGTTGATCAGGCTAAGAGGTTCAGTTCGCTCATTAAGAACAACTGTACCAGTGGGGGTGATTACTCCGAGTTGTACTATCGCTTGATCGTGTTGGCTAGTGATCTGCATGCTGGTGTGTCTCCCACACCTTTTCAGATCAACAATGCCAACCCCTTCTTTAGCCTCATCCTCGACAGGATTTGGCCTGCTGAGGAGGCGCGGTACGACAACTTGTTGCGCTCGTTCGAGCGTGACACTCGCAGCTACTTCTTGCCTGGGTTTAAAGGCAACAAATGCATTAGCGCAGGGATTGCCTCTGCGCTATGGCACATTGTCAGACCCAACATGAACGTGGTTGCTGGTCAGCAGGCCTGCGCTAACGCCTACTCTACCCATCCTCAGTTTGCTGAGCGCATAAGTGTGTATCTGATGGGTCCTAAGGGTGCGCGCACTGTGATCGGCTGGGGTGCCAGAGCTCAGGCTGTGCCTGCTGTCACTGTTCGTGCTTGCTTTGAGGCCATTGACTATGTTGCCGCAATGACTGGTGACTCTGATGGCCTCGAGTCTGCTTTGCGCTTGTTTTGCGACAGGCTGCCTTTCCCTTCCCTGTGGGCTAATGTCACCCACTCGCTCGTGGGTGATCGGTGCGCTGGTGGGTTTGGTAATGCCTGCATTGACAGGTTGAACTTGACTGTCCTGATGCACCGCTCATTTGCTGCAGGGGCCGAGGAGGCGGGGTTGCCTGCTGCTTACAACCTTGTGTTTGGTGTTAATGCGTTCCAGGCACTCGCTGTGGGCTGGGGTGCTGCGCGGCCTAACTTTGGACGCGACATCGCACATTACAACCCTGACTTTATAGGCAGGGATTGTGCTGTGCATGCCTGTGGCCTGATCAATGGCCTTGCTGCCTCTGGAGAGGTGGTTGATGCCAATACGCTCAGCCGGTTCAACCGGTTGGAGCTTGTCACACTCAAAACCGTTATGGAGGATGCGTGCGCTTGCCCGCTTAGGGTCATGGACGCGTTGGGCGTGGCTATTGGAGCGGCACTCTTCCCGGATTTCTTCCCGGCAGCTGGGCCGACTAAGAGTGAGCGCATCACGAAGGTGGGGTCGTGTGGGGCGATAGCACTTCCAGCACAGAATCTCGTTTGTTCTGCTTTCATAAGCGCTTCAAACGGGCTGGAAAGTTGGGTGTCCGCCATTCTCGATCCATCTGTATTGAGCACTGCTCACACCACTTACAAACCATTTCCTTATGCGCAACCGGATGAGGTTATGTGTAGTGTGGTCATTGTGAGTGCCTACATCCGCTGCTTGGCTGATGAGTCAGCTCGAGCTGCGGGTAGGTGCAATAATGTGGATACATTGCTGTCAGGCCAGGAGGTTATCCGGCCTGGCGGTGCGAGTGTATGGTCTGATGAGGCTGTGTACCATAGTGCCGATCGCTACATGGGCAAGCTTCAGGCTAGTTTCAGGAGTGAGCTTGATGCCACGCGGGGGTGTCTGGTTAGGCTCTGGCCTGTTCTGACGGTTCCAGATTACAGCCGTGAAGTGGTGTCCGCTCCGCATTATGGCCATGGTGGCTGGGACCTGTCCGTGTGTTTTACACCTCTGCAGGTATCCACCATGTGCGGTCTTGAGAGTGCGGTGGGCGGTCTAATCGCTTCACCCGCCATCTTGACTCACATGGGCAAGACTGCGCGATCGTTTCTGAACCGCTCTATGGCTGATAGCGACATGTCGCGTGCGAATCGCATGCACATGGCCGTGTTGGCTGCCGGCGTCAATGGTCATTCGATAACTTTTGATTATGCTGTGACCTACACGTCAGAAGAATACTGCATGGATGATGTATACATCATACCAGGTGATACTGAATGTGTTGTGCGGTCTGAGGGCACTATGCTATCTGAGGAGATACTCACCAGTTGCCTTTGGAAGCAGTACTTGGTTGAGGAGACCATAATGATCACTGCCGCCCCACTGGACACGTTTCACACCCTGACTTGGGCGCTATCAGGCACCCGAGACACTATAGGGGCTACATGGACGATGGGCCGCGCACGGGGCTTGGCTCATTTCGATCCTGCGGCTTGCTCACCTGGGCTGACAGTTGGGTTGACGCCACAGTTCACTCATGAGTGGCGCTCGAAAGTGATGTTGCCCGCTCAGGCGGCTGTTGCTGATGCAGACGCACTAACTTGGCTTGTCGGCATATGCTCACGGGCTGCTGGGTACGGCAGGCGATTTGTATCGCCTGGCTCGCCCACAGTCATAGCCCCTTGGTGCCTCAGCGGCGGTAGCAAGGCACCGGAGGTTGGTGGGACCAAGCTGTCACTCATTGATGGTGAAAGTCGGTTCGCAACCTCTTTGCGCGCGAAGTTGGGCTTGCCAGCTTACAACGTCTCACCTGTCACTAAGGCATCGCACGACGCCATTAAAGAGCTTGTTAAGGAGTGTGGCACAAGCCCAGCTGTCTTGAGCTCGACTGTTAGTGCTCTGCAAGCTGCTATGGATAAGCTGATGGCTGCTAGCGGTGGCAAGGATGTTGTCAAAGATGCTGGCGGCGCTGGAGCTGATACTGATGCTGCTAGCGCCTGAGGCGTCGGCAATCTTATGCTAGCAGATGTTCTAGCAAAAGTAGAGCCAAGGTGGTTGGGTGAGCCGATTGAGGGCTTGCCGCAACTGTTAGTTGTTATAGCACCTCCACTGTATGGAAGCACGACTTATTGCACCACTGCTGACGCTCATGGGCTCACCGTCGATGGCGGTGCCTTGAGGCGCGGCGGCAGGCGTGCTGAGCGCTTGCTTAAACGGGCTCAGACTACCGGCTGCTTTCTTGAATATAATGATTACGTGTACTCAGGCGTTGTAGGGGCGTTGTCCAAGCTGTCGGGCAGCGTTGTTTTGTTGCCTGAGCACCCATCCAGGCTCGGGCTCGATTTGTCTGGCTATAACGTCGCAGTGGTTGGGGCTGCGCCACTCGACAGTGCCCAACTGCGACACAGGTGCGGTGGTGATATCGTGAAATACGGGCTTGCGGTTGCCAGCAACAGGGTGCACCTCAATGCTCTCGTTAACAAAGAGTACCCCGCGCTTTCTTTGGATAAGCTGTTTGCAATTCTCAATAGCG